TTGGTTAATAAAACAATCAATATATCTTTAATATTAATATTAGTAACAAATAAAATATAAAATTTATCTCGTATATTATTAATTAATGATACCATTTTTTTATTATCATTAAAATTAAAATTAATAAATAAATTAATAATATCTTCAACAACTTCTTTCCAATTACTATCATCAGAAATTTTTAATTTTATCATTTCTAATAACCAAATTGCATTATTAATTTTATTATCACAATTATCTAAAATGAATTTATAATTATCACAAGTTAAATTAATATTTTCCTTTACTGATATATATGTGATAATATCTATAATTTGCTCTTTTGATGGTAAAGGAACTCTAAATAATAAACATCTACTAATTAATGGTTCAATAATATTAGATAATTGTTCAGAAATAAAAATAAATTTACATCTATCACCATATTTTTCCATAGTTCTTCTAAGAGAAGCTTGAGCAGTATAAGAAAGATTATCAATAGTATCAATAATAACAACTTTAAAAAGATTATTTTGTTTAAATATTTTAAGATTTTCAGTTCGTGCATATTCTTGAATAATTTCTTGAATTAGATATTTATCAAAACCATTATTATTAGGTTCAATTATAATATGATTTTTACTTTGTTTAACTAATACTTTAGATTTAGTATTACCATAACCATTAATAGTATATTCAACATTATCAATTTTAATATTACCATATATATTTTTTAATATTTTATCAATTAATACTCTTTTAGATGAACCTTTTAAACCATAAACTATTAAATGTTGAAAGTTTTTAAATTTTAAATTACCAGTAGATAATTCATTAATTTTGTCTTGATTATTATTAATATCATTTAAAATATCTATAATATTATTTTCAATATTAATATGACCATTAAAACTATTTATTAAATAATCAGTAATATCATTTTGATATTTTATTATATTATCATCATTTTGATATTTATCTAATAAAAACATATAATTATATATTTTAAAATAACTTTAAATTATATTAAAATATATTATATTGTTGGTATATATTCCCATTTTCTATGATCACATATTTTTTTCCATGTTCTATCATGTTTTCTTAATACACTATCTGATTTAGGCAATTTAAAACAAGGTAATAAATAATATAAACTATGTAATTCAGAAAATTTATATAATACATATGAATAAGATAAAAAGTTTTGTCTACCAGGTTCTTTATATAGCTCCCATGGTTCTTGTATTTGTAAAAACATATCTAAAAATAATTCTTCAATTTCTCTTGTAATAGTTGGAGGGGGTAATCCAGTTATTTTATTAATTATAAATGTTATATGATCATATAAATTATTATGACCTAATTTTTTAAGAATACTTTTTATCATCTTATAATTTATATCTTTTATATTTTTTAATTTTAATTTATTTAATTCTTCAGTTATATTTATAAATATTTCTTCTTCAATAAATATATTCTCCTTTGCCTGAAATAAATTAATACATTCTTTAAATCTATTTATTCTTTTATATGGAGAATAATCCTGTATTTCTTCATTAATTATTACAATCTCACTATCACCACATTGAGGACATACAAAACAAGATATATTATTATCTAATATTTTTTCTATATTACATATATTACATATTTTAATTCTATTTACAGTTTTATCTATAATATCACCATCTACAAATTTACAATATTTATTATATAGATTAGTCTTATTATTATTAATATCTTCTTTATTATTTTTCTTCTTTAATAAATCTAATATATTAATATTTTTTGAAAATACATTTTTATTTGTATTTATCTTCTGATAATCTATTAATATATCACTTACCTTATTATAATAATTCATCTCATCTATATTATTTTCTATATTATTCAAATTATCTTCTAATATAATTAATTCTTCCATTAATTCTATTTTACGATCTTTTTCTTTACTTGTTAATACTAATTTATTAGAAAAATCATCTATTTCTTTTCTATATACATCTATTTTATTTCTAATTTTACTTTCATTATCACTTTTATTATCTATATCAATTAGATAATCTTTATGTTTTTTATCAAGAGTAACTATAACATCATCTTTCTTTTTGTTATAGACTTTTTTATGCTTAAAATTTGTCATAAAATCAAACGATTATATAATTAAAATACTTTAAAAAACCTTTAAATGTTTTAAACAGAATAATAAAATATATAATTATTTTAATTTTTTTAGTTAAAAATATTTAAAAAATATTAAAAAAATCAATTTTTAAATATAAAAAAATTAAAATAATTAAAAAAATAATTAAAAAAAATATTTAAATTTTTTTTTCTATATCAATATATATATATAAATGGGAGGCGGATTAATGCAACTCGTCGCTTACGGAGCTCAAGATGCTTACCTCACCGGTAAAGCCGAAATCACTTTCTTCAAAGTCACTTACAGACGACACACCAACTTTGCTTGCGAACCTATTCAACAAACCTTCAACGGTAACGCTGAATTCGGTCGAACTGTAACTGCTAACATCAACCGAAACGGTGACTTAATCACCAAAATGTACCTCGTAGCTGAACTCTCTGGTGTATCTCGAACCACCTGGGGTTATGTACGAAGAGTTGGTCACGCTATGATCAACTACGCCCGAATCGAAGTCGGTGGTACCACCATCGATGAACAATACGGTGACTGGCTCAATGTCTACCACGAACTCGCCAGAAACGCTCACTTAGATGCCGCTTACGCTGAAATGATCGGTGATGTCGAAGACTTAACCAACCTCAACAACAACGGTTCTACTGACTCTTTCACCCTCTATGTTCCCCTTCAATTCTGGTTCAACAGACACAATGGATTAGCTCTTCCTTTAATTGCTCTCCAATACCACGATGTCAAAGTAACCATCCAATTCAGAGCCGCTTCTGAATTAGTTAACTACCAAGGTTCTATGTCTTCTGATGTATCTAACTCTTTAATGTCTGATGCTTATCTTTTAATTGACTACATCTACCTTGATAACCTTGAACGAAAGAAATTCGCTCAAAACCAACACGAATATTTAATTGAACAAGTCCAATACAACGATTCTGAAACCCTCAATGCTTCTTCTCTTAAATACACTCTTAACTTCAACCACCCCACCAAATACCTTGCCTGGAATGTTGGTTACGACAGATATGTTGATTCTAACTCTTGGTTAACTTGGGCTTTCGATGGTGATTGGGATGCCGCTCTCGATGATTTTGCCAAAAAATTATGGATCGCTACCCGAGATGATTTAACTGATACCGGTAACGGAACCTATGAAATCGCTGTAGCTGCCAATACCTTAACTGTTGGTTCTCAACCCACCAGTTCTGCTTCTGCCACTGCTACCCTTGCTCTCTTATCCAAATTCTCTGCTCAATTATTATTCGCTTCTGATGAAGGTAATGCCGAAGCTTCCGTTAACAATGTTGTTATTGTTAACAACGAATTAACTCTTGAAGATATCAATGTCTTAGTATCTGAACTCGACTTCACTGGATGTGGTGGTTCTTACTCCGATTATGTAACTTCCGTATCTGTCAATGTACGAGATTACTTCAACTACTCTATCAACCCTAACTGCAACGGTAACCCCGTCAACACCGGTAAACTCGTCCTTAACGGTCACGACCGATTCACCGTCAGAGATGGTAAATACTTCAACGCCGTACAACCCTGGCAACACTTCAGAAATTCCGTATGCCACGGTCTTAATGTATACTCCTTCGCCTTAGAACCCCTCGAACACCAACCCTCTGGATCCTGCAACTTCTCCAGAATCGATAACACTACCCTCTCCCTCTCCGTCAACTACAACTCTACCGCTGATACCGGTGTCGTAAGAATCTACGCCGTCAATGTCAATATCTTCAGAGTTATGTCAGGCATGGGTGGATTAGCATACAGTAATTAGATTTAATACTTACTTATACTTATTTTTTATTATTTACATATATATTAAATAATAAAAATTGAATATTCTATTTAAAGAGATGATATTATAATAATATTATATATAAAATAGATGAATAATAATACTTTTAGTTTGAAGATACGAAATACGCAATTTACTTTTGATGTGGAGGATTTACATAAATTAATGACGGATAAGAATGAATCGGAGGCTTTAATTAGATGGAAATTAGATAATGAGAATGATCAAAATATTTTATTTCATTATGATAATAATTATAAACCTATTTATTTGATTGATTTAATAATGGGTGAAAAGTGTCACAATAATATAACTTTTAAAGATGATGATACAACTAATTATTCAAAACAAAATCTTGTAATTAATCGTGAAAATATTATATTTTTTGATAATGATATTTATTGTGTTAAGAAAAAATATAAAGGTCATATCAAATCAATGGGTAAAACTGCTGGTAAAGTTAGGAATAGTATTTATAAAGTTATTAATGTTGAAACTGATGAAACAAGATATTTAATGCAGTGTAATGATGATTATACAATGATTTCTTATGAATGTAGAAAAACAATTAAAAAATATGAAGAACAAGTTCTCACTTGGTATAAATTATCTAATGGATATATTGGAACACATATCTATATTAATGATAAACAAACAATTT